ATTATGCGAAGCGCCTCATTTGTCCTGGTCCAGGTCTTCACAGCGTGAGCGCCAAGCCAGTTCATCCTCAACAAGCCGGTGCTGCGTAGTTAGCCAGTTGTACAGCTCGCGCAGCTCGTCATCAGTGTATGTCACATAATCATCCATGGAATCACCAGAGGTGGCCGGGTTTGCCGGTTCCGACGACGACGAGATCGGATTGCCGGGAGGACGCCTGTCCGGTTCCCCGCGGCACGCCGCTTGGGGAACCTGACAGGCTATTAACCGTGCGCTCGTTGACTCGGCCCTTGAGGTCGAGCGGCCAAGTACGGGCAACATGGGAAACGCCCTGTTTTTCGAGCAGCAGCCCGTAACCGGTTCGTGTGACGGTCCAGCCCATGGCCTGAATCTCACGGACGTACATGCGTTCCTTGACGTTGTAGGAGCTATCGAGCAGCTCGATCTGGCCCATCAGTTCCTTTCCCTGTTTCTCGCTGTCAATGATGCCTGTGGCCCTGACGGTGTATTTCTGCGCGAGGTTGTCCAGGTAGTCGATTGCGTGGACCTCCTCGCTCTGGTCGGCGCTTGGCGCTGACTGGGCAACGTGCAGCGGTGGCGGGTCCGGATTAACGAGACCAGCCGGCGGCTGGTCGTAGACAACAGGGGCAACCTTGGCGACGGTGACCTTGGTGGCCGGCTCCGAATGGACGGGCCCGCTACCGCCGAAGAAACCGATGAGGTGAAACACAGCGTAACCAGCAAGAACAAAGGCGGCAGGCACGCCCATAGCCAGCGCCTTTGAGTTCTTTAGCACGTTGGTGCGGCCTGTCTGATAGACACCGGTGCCCACGCCTTCACGACGAACAGACGAGTACAAAACAAAATACTTCGGCTCATAGTGCCTAACACCGGCGCCGATCTTCACGAAACGGCCCTTGCCCTGCTTCTGCCACTGCTCCCACTTGTATTGAGTCGGGCGGCCAACCGCCTGGAGCTTGAGGAAGTAAACGATATCCTCGATCCGGCTGCGGATGATCTTGTGCACGTCATCGCGGTCCTGACCCATGATGACGATTTCGAGCCCACGATGCCGATGCTCGGTCCAAAACTTCTGCTGATTGAGCGGCAGCTTGTAGTTACCGCTTGGGAAATAGTCCTGAATCTCATCCCAAACGATCATCGCGTTATCAGGCGTGCGATCGGCGAACTCGTTCTTAACGCGCTCGATATCAGCGGCCTCCCCGTCCTGCTCAGCCGGCTCGATGTACAGCAGTAGCATACGGACATACTCGACAGGCTCGTCCAGGAGCTCAGCGAACTTGTCCCAGTTGACACCGCGAATGTTGGTAATGACCTGCCGTCCGGACTTGAGCGCGGGCAGGATGTGATAGACGCATGCTTCGTAGCTCTTGCCAGCGCCCGGCAAGCCTTCGTGAAAGTGAATAGCCATTACCAACGCCCCAGAGTGATGGCCTTGCGAGCAAGGCGGAAAAGCACGGCAGCAAGCAGGATGCCGAATGCCTGGCTGATACCGGACTGGGTGAGGAAAAACCCGATGAATTCCATCGTGGGGCCCAGATGATCGCTTATCGAGGTGCCCATGAAATCAGGAGGCTGGATAGTGCCGAGAACCTCAAGCACGCCGCCAAGGAACTTCTTTAGGAGCTGGATCGGCAGATCGGCGAGGTACTCCGTAAAGTCATCCCATAGGCCTTTCCAGAATTCAAGCGTGAAGATTTCCATTGATCACCTCACAAGAACGCGATGCGGAATGCGAGAAAAGAAGCAGCAGCGATGATGACCGCTGCAATTGCGGACCACGGAATGTCGCCGGTGCAGAACTGGTCGAAATCGAAGTCAAAGACCCACGTTGAAACACTCCAACGCGGGCATGCGCCAGAAGCGTTAAACGTGAGGAACTTCGTTGTTTGCACACTTACGGGCAACAGCTGAACCTTCTGGGAAAATTCGGTCAGCACGCTTCCGAACGTATCCTCACCCGGGGTAAACCAATCTTGTGCGCCAACTTCTGAACCGCCAGGACCCCCGGGGATGCCACCACAGTTACCACCAGCACAATCGCCAAAACCATCTCCATCCGCATCCGGATTAGAGGACTTATTCGGGCAAAGAGGACCAGTACAGGTTGAGTTAGAACCCGTAGTCTGCCCATTGGCATTCTTTGTAGTGGTGGTCGTTACAGTAGTTTTAGTTGTCGTACAGTTTTTGATGCCCTTACAAGTAGTGCTAGTGGCCGTATCCGTTTTGGTTGTAGTCGTGGTGCCATCAGGATTTGTCTTTGTGGTGGCCTCAGTCCTGATATCAATGCCGTTTTTGTCCGGGGCTTTAGGAACGCATGTTCTGACTCCATTAACCTCACCGCATGACTCCCCGGTATTTTCTTCGCTTTTCTTGGACTCGCAAACTTGCTTGTCACCAACGGTTGTATATACGCAGGGCTTTTCTTCTTTAACGGTTTCAGGATCAACCGAGTCGCTTACGTCTTCCGCAACCTCGGTGCCGGTTCCAGTTGTAGAACACTGCTGGCCGGTATATCCCATGCGCCCACGGCAGAGATAAGGGCCAGCTGTAAACGTCTTGCATCTAAGATCGGTTATCTCAACAGCACAACCATCCTTGCAGCCTTGGCGCTGTGGTATGCCATAGCCATTAGACGCAATGCTCATGAATTCGTCCGGAGCAGTGCCTGAACGGGAAAAAGAGGCCTCGAGTCCTGTTTTTTGCTCGCAAGGGTTTTCCTCTACTGGATCACACTTGAAGGTATCAGGGTTGTAAACAGTGCCTGCTGGACATTGAGTCCCGTAACGATAGAACGTCAGGCTAGAAGGAGAGGTTGGAGAATTAGTAACGCACGAGAATCGAGTGGCAGAGGTATAGTTTGTTGACTTAACAGATGTGGAACGTGACGTTGCAAAAGCAGAGCAGCCGACAACAGGGTCGGCACCCCGCCAGTTGAATACATAAGAACCAGCGGTTACAGCGCCGGTCCAATAGTAATCCTCTGCTAATGCAGCAGACGTAAAAGTCAGGAGTGCAAAAAGCCCGAGATAATTGCCCAAGCGCATAAAGCCCCCCAAAAGAACAGTCCGAATTGAATGAGCATGTTTTTATCCCCATAAACGATGAAGGCCCCCGAAGGGGCCTCCGGCGAGGCGTCAGCGTGATTCTTAACGGAACCAGCCGATGACCTTGTTGAAGCCCCATTTGGCGACGCCAGGCAGAACCTTGATTGCAGCGATGGCAGCAATAGCGGCCACGATAGTGGTAGCGTCAACAGCATCTACGATGGCGGAAAAATCCATGTTTGTTACTCCTCGTTGATTACAGTGTCATCGGTGCGTGAGTTGATGTAACTCACTACAACACCGAACGCCCAGGCGGAAAGCCAGAGCATTAGCGGCAGAGTCAGCCCAGCAGCGAAAGCGGTCTGGACAGTCTCTGGTTCCGGTACTGCGAAGAGCGCCGCCAGCGTTGGCGTACTGGCGAACTCTTGCGCGGTCATAAGTGCGTAGCCCGAGCAGGCCTCGGAATACTCACCAACGGCGGTGAGGGTCGAGCCAACCAGTTCTACGCAGAGCGCCATGGTCAGCCGGCAACCTTGGCAGGCGCGACGGCGGCAGGCGCCGGGTTGGCGATACGGCGGGCTTGGCGCGGGTCAACTTCGAAGTGAATGCGGTCATCCTTGATCGAGCAGACGATGTCGCACTCGTAATGCCCGACCGGCAGCACTTCCTGCTGGGAGGCGGCGTAGTAGCTGAACTTCTGCGGATACGGGACGCCCGGCAGATGCGCATAGGCTTCGGCCATCCAGTAGGCCTTTTGCGACTTGGCGGCGATGCCGGTACGGAAGTTTCCGGTGGTTTCGATCTTGATAGTCATAGCCATGGGTATTGCCTCTTAAAAGCCGAACAAGTCGGCAACGCAGGGAGTGCCACGCTCTTGGCGTTCCAAGAACCATTGGCGTTCGGGCTTGATGCCCTCGGACTGGCGAGCTTCGAGCGCTGCCAGGGTTTCGTTTACTTGCTGCTGCAGAACCGGGTTCACGAATGGCCGGGCCTGCTGTTGCTCTTGAAGGCGGCGACGCTGGCCGCTGGTGAGCTGGGTGCCTTGGAAGCTGACGGTTCTCATGGGCGGAACTCCAAGCGCACGAGGTAGAGCGCGATGGCGCCACCGACGAGGGTTGCGAGCAGGGAAACGGTTGCAGAGATCATCAGACGCAGACCTCCCATTCGTAGACAGGACTGAACGCACCGCAAAAGCAGCAGCCCCATTGAATTTCGTGGGTCTCGATGACGGTGATTTCGAGAATGTCATCAGCGGTCTGAACACCTTGGCAGCGCGGGCAAGAGTGCTCAGCGCCTTCGAGAAGAGGCAGATCGGCAAGATACGAGAGCGTCATGCGGCCACCTGCAGATGATTCGGGCGCTGATACCAGCTCGGGATGGCCAGCACGGTCGACTTGGTGATCTCGCGGGCCTGACGGACGAAGACAGGCGCGAATCGACTGGTGTCGCAGGCGTTACGGATGTTGATGCCGATGCGGTTGAGGCGCGCGGCATGGGTCTTCACGGCAGACTTATCGAAGTCGAACTGTTGCCCGTGCATCCACTGAATCGCATACATGGCGGTGGTATTTGCTGCACGGGTGGTGTCTACGATCTGCTCAGCCAAGAGCTGTTCGGATATGGAAACGATGTCCATTGCGGTCACCTTCAGTCGTTCGTCAATTCTCAAAAACTCATCGTGGAGTTCGGCAAAACGCCGTTCGTCAAACAGGCCCCAATAGGCCAAGCATTCGCGCTGCAAAAATTCGTTTTTCAGCTCCTGCTCCATCCGAACGACGCCATGAAGGGCGCAGTAGTCGCGGACGCGCTGCACGTACAGGAACTCGGGGGATTCATCGCCGTAGAGGCGCTTGATCTTCGGGAGCAGGTTCTCGTCCAGCTCGAAAGCCTTGTCATAGGCCTTGCGGTACTGGAGTCGCCCGCCTTTGCCGTTGCCCTTCGGGGTCCAGGCAACGGTGCGACCGTTGGGGTAAAGAAAGCCGAAAATGCTGTGCCCTATGCGCTGGGAGGACACGCCGCGCAGATATCAACACGGGTGCAGCGGGTGAAGCCCGGCAGGCCGTACTCAGCCAAAAGCTGGTTGTAGACCGAGACACACTGCTCGATGGTCGAGAAGCCGAACAGGGTGTCCAGGCGCCCTACCCGGCTTGGGTTGCCTTCGACGCTGACTTTCCGACCCTGCACATGGATCGTCACCGACGTGGAATAGCTGGCCTCATGCTTGAACCGAGGCTGTCGGGTGGAGAGCACTTCATTGGTGTTCGTGTCGATTGTGATGGTCATCACATCGCACACAACCGGAAGGTCGTGCTGATGCTCTTGAGACACCGTTAGCCAATCGATAAACATCCCTGCTCCCCTAGATGCATGCATGCATGCAAATCACATTGAGGCGGAATGTATACGGTTGAACTTGCATGCGTCAACACAAATCACATGCATGCACGTATGCTGATTGACGGGTGTCAATATGGACCAATTGAAAATGCCAGCAACGATTCGCCTTACGAACGCCGAGCAAGAGGCGATCCGGCAAAAATGTATAGAAATCAACAAGTTACTCGTAAAGCGCGGCATGCCGCCGATGCGGGATAGCGAGCTTGTGCATAAAATCCTCGATAAATCAGTGCCTTACGTGCAGATCAATGCATCTGGCGACGTGGTGATCGAGACCGAGTGACCCCGGGAATCCGGGGTAAAGTGGGGGTGTAACAGCACCCCCACCGCCGACCAGCTGAAAAGCGCTGCTGAAACCGAGCAACTATCGTGACCTGACCAGAGGCGGTGCTGAGGGTTTTGGGAGAGCGGCAGAGAGAC